CAGAAAATTAGTTTAAGCAACTCTAAATTTAAACAATTTCCAGATAAAGCTTATATAGATAACTTAAAAAAGAATTACCCGAAAATATGGAGAAGAGCTGGTACCGGTGGTAACCCTCCTACTTCATTCACAGGTAATGATGCCTACAGAAACTGGACAAAGTATAAGGCAGGAGATAGAAGTTCTTCAGTCCTTAGCTGGGTAAAAAGACGAGAACGTTTTATGTCTCGTCATCAAGGAAACATTCGCTTAAATGGAATTATTGCTGTCATGAAATGGGGTGGCGTAACTAAATCTGGCGTATCTGCAATGAAAAAAATTGTCAATGAACAGAAAAAAAAGGAAGATGAGCGACGTAAGAAGGCTATAGACCTAATTACAGAGAACACTGACGATTTGACAGATTAGAATAGTATATGATATATGAAAGGTGTATATTAAAGCGAGTGAGATATGGAAAATAACAAATTTAACAAATCAATAGAGTTTAAAACTACTGATGACGAAAAGGGAAGTGTAGAAGCTGTATTTTCAGTTTTTAACAATGTCGACACAGACGGCGATGTTGTTCTTCCGGGTTCAATAAAGTCTGGATTCAAAGATAACCAAGTCCCTATGGTGTTTGCACACAAATGGGACCAGCCAATTGGAAAAGGTGTCATAACTTCAGATGACAGTAAAGCTAAATTCACAGGAAGTTTCTTTATGGAAACTGAGGCTGGTAGGGAAGCTTATAATCTAGCAAAAGAAATGGGCGACCTACAAGAATGGTCATTCGGTTTCCGAATAAATGACTATGAATCCGGTAAGTTTAAAAAAGATGGCACAGAAGATGAAATTGATGTGCGTTTCTTAAAAGATTTAGAAGTCTTTGAAGTTAGCCCAGTACTCGTGGGTGCTAACAGACAGACTTACACACTCGCTATTAAATCTGGCGAAGAGGCTGTTTACGAATCAGATAATATTGATGAAGAAAAAGCAGCTAATAATGAAGATGTTTTTGACAACCAAGAAGATGCTCAAAAAAGAGCAGAAGAGCTAGGTTGTTCCGGAACTCATATTCATGAAGTGGATGGCAAAGAAGTTTATATGCCATGTTCTACTCATGATTCTTATGAGGAAATGATTGCTAACAACTCCAAAGGTGGAGAAGAGTCAGAAGGTAGTTCTTCTTGCAACTGTAATTGTGAAAAACATGCAGATGTACAAGAAGAAGTCAAGTATGACAAGTGCTCTTATGGAGATGATGGCAAGTGTGCCAAAGATATGGCAAAAGGTTTAGAGATTTCAGATGACGATTCCAGCATGACAGGAAAACGTTTTTCTGACGAGGTCAAAGATGTGCTTGCAGCATTAGAAAGCCTCATAGTAAGAGCGAAAGCAATTTCAGTCTTACGTGAAAAAGATGGAAGAGTAATATCGGAGAATGCTAGTTCTGCTCTTAGAGCAGTTCAAGAGGACTTAAATGACGCTTGGACAGAAATAGATTCTATTTTAGATGATGTTTCTGAGACTGAGGAAACTCCTGCTGAAGAAGAAACTCCAGTAATGGAAGCTCCTGTTGAAGAAATTCAAGAGGACGTAGAAGTTGCTGAAGCCGAAGCTGAAGTAGAAGTTGTCGAAGTTGAAGAAACCGTTGAAGATGATTCTGATTCTGAGACCGAAGAGTCTGAAGTTGAAGTCGAAACTGAAGCTCCTTCTTTAGAAGAAGTTGATGATGAGATAGACGCTTTATTCGCAGAGGGACAAGCATTAATTGCAGATTCTCTTGTAATAGAACTAGACGACGAAGTATAAGTATAAATTTATTTTGGAGATAAAAAAAATGACAAATAATAAAGATAACATTTCCAAGGTAAGGGCTGAGTTAAAAGAGGCTTTTGATTCTGCAACTGATGGTAAATATACCGCAGAAGCAAAAGAAAAAATCAAAGGTCTTAACACTGAGCTTGCTGGTCTTATTGACGCAGATAACTTAGAGCGTACCAAAGCTAAAAATGAAAAAGCTATGGAGCAAGAAGTTTATGCATCAGAAGAACCACAAGCTGGTCCGTCTACTGTAGGTCAAGCATTCGTTAATTCTGATGCTTATAAAGGCTATACAGAAGATGGAGTTAAAGGTGTAGACTCAACAGTAAAGTTCTCACCAGCATATGGTGAAAAGGCAACATTAGGTGCCGGACTTTCTGCATCCTTTCCTCCGGAAACATTAAGACAACCGGGAATCTTAGAAAAAGCTCTTAGAGACCCAGATGCCGTCATTGGTCTATTCGACCAAATTGAAACAAGCCAAAATTCATTTGCATACATGGAAGAAACTACTTTCACTAATGCTGCTGCTGAACAAGCTGAAGAAGCTACAACAGCAGAAGCAGCACTTGACTTCACAGAACAAACTGCACCAATCCGTAAGGTTGGCGTTTTCTTGCCTGTGACAGAAGAGTTATTAGCAGATGTAAATGGAATTCAAGGTTATGTCAACTCAAGACTAGGCACAATGATGAAACTACGTTTGGACAACCAACTCCTTTCCGGAGACGGTACTGCACCAAACATGGAAGGTATATTAACAAAATCTGGTATATCCGGATACAATAATAGCAACTATGCAGGAGAACTTGGTAAGGTTGGACAAATCTACCAAGCAATTACAGACATTAGGCAAAACGCTTTCGTTGAGCCCGATGCTATAATCATGCATCCATCAGACTGGTATGACATCGTAACATCTGTTACTGATGTCGCTACTACAACATCTGGTGCTGCCGCTAAGAATCCACTATTTGTGGTTGCTGGTGGCTTTGGTACCGATGTAACTCCAAGAATTTGGGGATTACCAGTTGTAGCTTCCACAGCAATTTCAGCAGGTACAGTACTTGTTGGTAAATTCGGTGGTGGCGAAGCAGCTCACGTTGTGATGCGACAAGGTCTCGACCTTGCAGTATCAGACTCACATAGCGACTTTTTCCTCAAAGGAAAACTAGCTATCAGAGCGACAATGAGAGTCGGTCTTGCTGTTTACAGACAGTCAGCTTTCTGTAAGATTACAAACATGTAATTAGTTCATTATTATCTGGGGTAGTAACCCTACCCCAGATAGAACTGATAAATTTTTATTAAGGAAAAAAAATGGAATATATAAAAGTAGAAAATGATATTTGGAAGTTAGCAGACGGTAGTCTCTATGAAGGAGATGTTTCCGGTGTTAATGGTCAAGCTTCAAAGATTGCTAAAAAAGGTCATGAGTACAATTCAGATTACCTAGCAAAGCATGGTTGGGGCGTTAAAAAAGCAGCTTCTAAAGTTCAAGAAGCTCCTAAGAAAAAGTCAACCAAAAAATCAATTGAAAATAAAGCTGTTAAGCCAGAAGACGTAGAAGACAAGTAAGGTTTAGCCAATGGCACTTTCTTCTGTCTCAGACGTTAAAAAGGCTATTGGTATAGACGTTTCAGCAAGTGATGAAACAAACATTACTGATATTTTTATACCAGCAGCAGATGCAGCAATCAAAAACTTTGTTGGCTATGAGCTCGAATATAACGGAGCTGTAGTCGATACATTTGATGGTTCTAATCAAGAAGAGTTATTTACTTCAGTAGCACCAATAGTTTCAATCACTTCACTGTATGAGGACGCAGTTCTTTATACAGAAGGTAATCAAGAACATTTTGTTGCCTACAAACAAACAGGAAAAGTTAAAAGAACAAATAACAAAAGATGGTCTGATATAAGATTACAAAATATTGTAATTACTTACAAAGCTGGATACTCAGACACAGAAGCAACAGCAGAAAACATACCGTCAGACATAAAATTCATTAGTGCTAGAGCAGCAGGAAGATTATTTACAGCTTCAGCAGC